AGCGCGCCAGCAGCGTCGGATGACGCCGCACTTCCCATGATGGAGCCTCACTTGACTGATCAGGACGCCACCCTCAATGAGGGCGCGTCGGTACAGTTCAATGCCGACCCGCCCCCGCAGATCGACCTTAACGCCGACGACAAGCCGCCGGTCGTATCCGACAAGCCCGAACTGACGGGCCGGGATGCGGTGGAGGAAGCCGCCGCGCGCAAGTCCAGGGACGCGCAGGACCGCAAGCTCCGAGCCGCGCAGGGCATCGCGGAGCCGCCGAGCGAAGACGGGGACGATGGCGACGAGCCGCCCCCGGCGGCACCCGCTGCCGAAGCGCCCCGAAGCGCCGACGGCAAGTTCGCCGCGAAGAACGTCGCCGACGACACGAAAATCCGCGTCAAGGTCAACGGCGAGGAGCGCGAGGTCACCGTCGAGGAGCTTCGGCGGAACTACCAGATCGAACAAGCCGCCCGGCAGCGGATGCAGTCCGCATCCGATATGCAGCGGCAAGCGGCGGCAATGCTAGAGACGGCCCGACAGGAAGCCGCTCGCATCGCCAACGCGAACCAGACGTCCCCCGGCGGAAAGCCCGTACAGGCCGATACCGGGGACGACGAGGTGGACAAGCTGGCCGAGGCGCTCGCCTACGGCAGCAAGGACACCATTAAGGACGCGCTCGGCAAGGCGCTTCGTGGACAGGGCGGTACGCAGCAGGCACCCGCCCTTACCCCTGATGTTGTTCAAGCCGAGATTGACCGACGGATGCGCGCATGGCAGGTCGCATCCGAAGCGCAGACGGACCTACGCACCTTTGCCGAACGTCATCCCGAGATCGCCAAGGACGACGACTTGCAGGTTCTGGTCGCCCAGCGTGCCCAACGCATGATGCTGGAAGACCTTGAAACTGTAGGCGCCGACCCGCGTGTTCTGGCATCACTGACGCCCGCCCAGATCGGTTTCTATCACCGTGAGGCGGTACGTCTCGGCTACGCGCGGCCGACCATGACGATCTTCGACACGGCGGCTAAGGAAACGAAGTCAAAGTTCGCGCCGCCGGCTCAACAGGCCCTTCAGTCTCGCAAGGACGCGAAGGCGAACCTGTCCAAGCCGACCCCCGCTGCCTCCGTCCGGGCGCCCGCACCGCAAGCGCCCAAGCCGAAGACCCCGGCAGACATTATCGCTGAAGAGCGAGCGTCTCGCGGGCTTCGCTACGCCTAACAACTCGCGCATGATGCGCCGGTAGAAGGAACACCAACATGCCTGCTGGTCAGGTCTGGTCCACCAATTCGCTTGGTGGATTTCTTTACAGCGACGAGCTTTCCGACGTTCTTCGCACGGAAGTCCGCGCCACCAACAAGTTTCGACAGCTTGCCGATGCGCAGGACTTTTCGGACAAGGGCCTTCATCACGGGCAGCTTGTGACGTGGAACGTCTATTCTAAGCTGGACGGCACCGCGACGACGCTCGCGGAAACCACCGCGATGCCGGAGACAAACTTCCGTGTCACTCAGGGCACGGCGACGGTTCTCGAATGGGGCCGGGCGGTCCCGTTTACGAGCATCGTTGACTACTTCGCGAAGCACTCGGTCAATGAGGTGGCCCGGAACGCCCTCGCGCGCGATTGCCGTGAGACGCTTGACCGGGCGGCGTTCGCTGAGTTCAACAAGACCGCCCTGCATTACGTCGGCACGGCCACGGCCGCCGCTGGCGTTCTCACGACGAACGGGACGGCCACGGCCACCAATTCGTCGGCCCTCAACAAGTTCCACGTCCGCGCGCTCGTCGATACGATGAAGGAGCGGAACATCCCGGCGTTTTCCGGCGATGACTATCTCGCCATCGCCCGCCCGACGACTTACCGCACGCTGCGGAACGAGTTGGAGACGGTGAGCCAGTACGTCGAAAGCGGGTATGGGAAGATCCTGCGCGGCGAGATTGGCCGGTTCGAGGGGGTTCGGTTGAATGTTCTGGTCGCCAACGATAATGGGATTGTCGCCCTGGCGGCTTGATGAGCCGAACTAAAACGCCGTGAATTGCTGGAAACTCTCGCAAAGCTGCCGCACTACAGCGTGGTCCGAAAGGGCGGGCGCGATAGTCTGAAAAGCCGGCGGATAGAGACAATCAGCAGCCAAGCACCGTACAGGTGAAGGTTCAACGACCATCCCGAAAGGGAGTAGGGGCAAGCGCCCCGAAGCGCGGCGCACCGGAATACTTCCGGTGAAGATATGGTCTTCTCTTGCGAGTGATCGCAAGCAGTTGTAGGGTGGTGTACCAGCCGAACAGACGGAGCATCGTCGGCATGTACACTATCAGAAAGCCAATCGCGGAACGGTTTAAAGGCAAGTACGAGGTCGTGGAGTCTGGGTGCTGGGAGTGGCAGGCTCATGTCACTCGTTATGGCTACGGGCTTCTCAAGAACGACCAAGACGATGGACCGCGAATGGTTTTCGCCCATCGTGCGTCATGGCAGATCCACCACGGCAAGATCCCGTTTGGTCTGTTCGTGCTGCACAAGTGCGACAACAGAAAGTGCGTGAATCCCAATCACTTGTTTCTCGGGACCAAAAAGGACAACTCCGACGACCGTGACCGCAAGAAGCGGCAAGCGTGCGGAGCGAAGAACGGCAACGCCAAGTACACTGAGGCGGATATCCTGCGTATCTACGATATGCGCGATGCCGGCATGTCCAACACCGAGATCGCAAGGGCGATTAGCGGCTCACGAATCACTGTCTGGGAAGTCGTCACGGGCCGCAAATGGAGATATCTGTTTGCACAACGGTATGCGGCGTAGCGGCCACATACGAAAATAAAGTCATCGAACAGTCTAACATCCCGCGCGGTGTTTCCGCGTCGGGTGCGACGACGATCCCGAGCGGTACGGCGTGGTCGTCCAACGCCTCGGATTGGTGCTTTTTCATGGGCGCCGACACGGTGGCTGAGGTGATTTCGGTTCCGCCGGAGGTCCGTGGCAAGATCCCGTCCGACTACGGCCGGTCGCTTGGCATGGCGTGGTACGCCCTGGAGGGTTTCGGCATCATCTACAATTCCACGAGTGACCCGAGCGCGACGAACGCTCGGATCATCAAGTGGAACTCGGCAAGTTGAGCACTTGCGGCAGACAGCGCGGCTGCCTTTGCGGTCGCGCTTTCTTTCAACATGCCGTGGGATAGGAGGCAAACACCATGGCTTACTCTGTTTCTTACGATCATCCGACCTACGCGGCGCGTTCGCTTGTGCAGGGCGGTTCGTCGGCGGCCGGCACGCTGGCCGTTTCGGCGTCGATCCTGCACCACGCCGCTCAGGATTTGTGGAACGTCGCCTATCAGGTGACGGCGGCTGGCACGGGCACGGGCGCGCTCGCTCGCGTCATCAACGTGTCGGGCACGACCACGACCACCTTGGCGACGATGACGGCGGGCACGTCGGCTATCGGCTCGGTGGTTCGCGCGCGTCCGATTTCGACGGCGACGACGTTCTCGACCCCGATCGCGGTCGCGGCTGCGGACTCGTTCACCTACGTAACGAACGTTGCGGATGCGACGCTTGCCGGGCGCGTGACCTATGAGGTCTCGACCGACGCCGAAGCCCTTCTGACCTGATGAACCACGGGGGAGGCGGCGGTCCTCCCCCCTTTTGAAGAAAGGAGCCCCTGCCATGGCGATCATGCGCGGGAACAACGCGGTCAGCGGAAAGCTGGTCACTGACAACATGGCCCGGGACATTGAGGGGAAGGACATGGGCAAGGTCGCGAAGACCGACCCCATGACCCCGAAGATGACGGGCATTGCCGACAGCTACAACTACGGCGCCAAGAGCGGTCAGTGATCGCTCGGTAAACTCGGCCCCTCGCTTTCGAGCGGGGGGCTTTTTCTTTGTTCGCGGCCATCCCCGGACGCCGCCCGACCCGTGAGGGATTAATGGTTTGGAAGCCCGGTATCGACTATTCGTGGCGCGAGCATACGCGCGTCTGGCACCTTGCCGTTCCCTACACCCGAGGCCGGGTTCTGGATATCGGCGGCGGGCTCAACCGGATCTTTGAGCACTGGACCTATCTCAATTCGGACAAGGCGCACGGCGGGCAGCGCGTGGCTGATATCCGCGCGGACGGGGGTGACCTGTCCATGTTCGCGGACAAGTCATGGGACGCGGTGTTTTCGTCGCACACCCTCGAACACATCGAGGATCACGTCGGCGCGTTGGTGGAATGGGCTCGCATCGTCAAGGACGGCGGGCATATCTGCCTCTACCTGCCCCACGCTGATCTCTATCCCAACATCGGGCAGCCGGGGGCGAACCCGGATCACGTCCACGACTTCCGACCCGAGGACATTCTTCGGGCGATGGAGGATGTGACCAAGCGCACCGGCCGGGGCTGGGAGTGCCTTGAATGCGAGGTGCGCGGGCAGGACGAAGAGTATTGCTTTTGGATGGTGTTCCGCCTGCGGGCCGATCCGAAGACCGAGTTTCGCCCGTGGCAAAAGCCTGAGAAGGCCGTGATGGTCATCCGGCTGGGGGCCTACGGGGACCAAATCCAGGCGGCGAGCATCCTGCCCCATTTGAAGGCGCAGGGCTATCATGTGACCTACATGAGCGCGGAGCCGGGTGTGCAGGCGGTGCTTCACGACCCGCACATTGATGACTTTCTGATCGTGGACAAGGATCAAATTCCGAACATGCTGCTAGGCGAGTATTTCGAGCGCATGGGGAAGGAACGGTTCGACCGCGTGGTGAATTTGTGCGAAAGCATCGAAGGCGCGCTGTTGCAGCTTCCGGGCCGGGTGGGGGACACGTACCCTCACGAAGTTCGCCGTAAGCTGTTCGACGTGAACTACCTCGAAAGGACGCATGACATTGCTGGCGTCCCGCATGAGTTTCACGCGCGTTTCTATCCGACCGACACGGAAATGGCGCAGACGCAGCGCCAGATGCTTGACCGCATCAAGGAGCCGGTGACGATCCTTTGGGTCATCGCGGGATCGAGCCCTCACAAGCTCTATCCTTGGCAGCCGCAAGCCATCGTCCAGTTGCTCGCCGCGCGGCCCGACGTGCATGTGATCCTTGCCGGCGATGAGCGGTGTCAGGCCGTGGAAGACCTGATCGAGCAGGCGGCGATCGGGTACTTCGGGAGTGCGGCGCGGATCACGCGGACGTCGGGCAACTGGCCGGTGCGCGCGACGATGACGCTCGCCCGAATGGTTGACGTGGTGGTGGGCCCTGAGACGGGCGTCCTCAACGCCGTGTGCCTAGAGGAGCGGCCGGCGAAGGTGGTGCTGCTTTCGCACTCGACGCCCAATATGCTGACAAAGCACTGGAAGAACACGACCAGTCTTGCAACAACACCCGATCGTCTTGACTGCGCGTTTTGCTG